ACGACCAGCAGCGAGCTGCATGGCCATCGACCCAGAAGGTTCAATCGCAATGGTACGTACAGTGTCCTCATTTTTCGGGACTGTTGCTAGACGTGAACCATTGACTACGTTGATACCATTACGTGTGCCATCATTGACACAAAAATATGGGTTCAGTAACCGTAGTTTACGAACAAATGGTTCACTAAGAGAGGTGCAGGTCATGGGTTGTTGAATTTTCTGGGCAGCATGGGTACCCTTAACGCCATTACTGGCGCCGGGCCCAAACCTCCAGTTATTAAACAACTCTGACACCAAAAGAGGCGTTTGTATTGCCTCTTCGTCCAGTGTAAGGGTGTAACGCTCGAGTACCGTTGTGATAAAGTACCGAGCATTCGCCAATATACTGGAGTCCAAAGCGAGTCGGGCATGCCCGATCTCATGATTGAGGGTGACAAAGCCTTCAATCGCCTTTGGCTCTAAGGTAGGGTTAAAATAACCCGCGCGCTTTTTTGCGCGTTGCACCTGTCTGTTAACGGCATAAGCTTTTTCCTCGCTTATACCGTTAATAGACCGTAACTCTTCTAGCAGGACTGAGAAGAACTCAGTAAGTCTCATCTCGTCCAGGCGCTGTATTGAGCTCATAGGATAACTCCCAATGACACAACGTTAATCAAGAACTAGTATCTACCTGAAAAAGACCAAGTAGACGAGCAACGAAGCGACACAAAGAATGACGCAAGTTGCCAAGTCCAACTTAATCCACATCAGATGATACCGGACACAACAGTAGCCGCGATACCTGATGCTTGTTCCCAGCCCACTCCAAAATGGGCTGAAATCATAGCACGCAGATCCTCGGCTTCATAAGTGTCCGCACCAGCCGGAATGTCAATGATGGTAGTGATTTTCGCCACCATTGCACTCTGATTGGCTGCCGGTAGAACGCCTTTACGAGTAATAAGCTTGTAAGTGTTCATCGGCACGTTCTTGATAACGCCAGTTACGGGGTTAGCCTGGGGCAACACCTTTAGGACCGGAGGCCGGAAGAACGAAATGCTGAAAGGTTTGCTCACAGTATTCGTATCGACACTGGTCTGGGTCCCACCAAGAGCAGTAACGGCATATTGTTTACCGTTAATGTTAGGTGCTACATCCGTAGTAAGTGTGTATGTCGGGCTAGTCAAGCCAGACACAGTTGCGCCTGTAACGGGCGAGGATGGTGCAAAAGACATGTATGTCTCCCTAGTAAAGTCGCCGTGCGGCGAGGATTGACCGCAAAGCGGCATTACAAAGTTTCCGTCTCAGGAAGAGGGCTCTAAAGCCGCAAGGCTCGTGAGCCACTGACAAGGACGGACGCAAGGTTTAAAAGCTTGTTAATTGCATACCCTCCGGTTGCATCGAGGCTCCTGAAATGGAGCCCAATACGAGGGAGGGCGCCTAGGCGCGTGCGCGAGAACTCGAAATAAAAGCCATCACCTTGTTCAAAAATCGACTGGGACGTAACATCAGTCCCAACAGACGGAACGAGGCGAGGAATTATTTGCAAGTTCATGGTATAGCGGCGATCTAACATGAGGAACTTAGTGGCCCCGGAAGGAACCACAAAAGTATCATCGAAGAACGCACCAACATTGGTGAAGTAATCAACAACCCAGGAATACGGAACCAGCTCCCAAGCAACACTCGGGAGTGACTCGAATTCTAGGCCAAGGTGATCACTAATACCATAGTTGTTGGCAGCCTCGACAGCAATGTCGAAGCCGCCAATATACCTGTAAGAGAGCTTGTGGTGTGCAGTGGTAGCGGTACTAATGCTAACACCATACGCCGACGGCTCACCGGTCTCTTTAAGACTAGAGAACCAGTCCTTACTCGCGGTACCAGCTATTTTTGCAGTGTGGTCCTTACGATCCAGGTAATCTTGGATACTTAAGGCAATCGTGGCGATATCGTTCACTAGGGGTTTTACCCCAAAGGAAAAATTGAGCCACGCCTCACTTGCATACTTCACAGCTGAGGCCCCATGTGTCTTCCGGATGGAAATAAGGGAGTGCAATAAGTCCGTCGCCATCTTGCCAGTGCCAGAGATAGTTTTTCTCAGTTCACGAAGCTCGACAGTAGGGACTATTGCATCCGCCTTTCCATAATGGCCGTTAAGTCTGTTCTTGATGCGGCGTAAAGCCTCATCTCGAAGAGCTGTATCTTCGCCAGAGAACTTAAGAGCATAACCACCACCGAAGTACGAGGAATGGCTTTCGCCATACACTCGATACGATGGGGTGATAGTTCTTGAAGTACAATGAACGAGATACGAATGCATCCTAAGCCACTCCTTTCGGGAGTAGTTGTTGGTTGCATCAGACCT